TGTACAACACAAGAAGGACAGAGGTCTATCCTGCGCTTTCCTTGGAGTACCTTCCACTTATCCGGTAGTGTCCCATAAGGCTTTTCTACTGTACCATGACACCTTGAACCTTCAAGGTCACAGGTGATAGTAGTATTTACAGTCATAGTTCCTCCAACATTTCAATTAGTATATCCCCATGACAGGGCAAGGGAGCACAATGACAGCCTAGTACCTTACCTTTAAGTTCCCACAGCTTGCCAAGTAGGTAGGGTTGTTCCTTTATCCATTCCCTATACTTCTCTATGACCTGCTGCCTATCACCGTCAACGCCTATCCTGAACTGGTTACCCCAAAGGCTACCCCTTCCGATATAGACATCAAAGTTGCCTAGTCCTACCTTTGCTACCCTCACCCTGTCTTGAGTCATTAGCGCCTCCTTATTCCGGCTGCGTGACTGGAGGGAGAGCAGCCTCCGCTGGTGTTGCCCCTTCCTTTGGCTGGATATGGTAGATACCCTCAGTGTCACGGGTAATCCGGCCTGCCTTCTCCAGTGCTGGCAGGAGGAGACGCTCAGTTGCAGCACTGATAGTTTCAGGGTGCTTACGGACTAGCTCATCCGCATAGAGTACTGCATAGAAGTCCTGCTCTGTCTTACCGTCTAGCAGAGCGAGGACATGGTCGTCGATACCGTCATCGACACCATTACCACTTACTGTGCCAGCTAGGGAGACCAGCTGCCATGCTTCCTGCTTGGTGTTGGTCCAGACACCCTCTACCTGAGCACGTAGAGTAGCCTCTAGGTATGCCCACTCTTGGGTCTTACCTACGATGTCCTCAAGGGTTGGGTTAAGTCCCACTACCCTCTTAATGCTCTGTGCTAGGGCATCCCACCGTGTCTCAGTGGCAGTGGAGTAGGAGATCTGGAGAGTGGCGATAGGGAACGGGTAAGGCTCCATACTCTCCATGACCTCCAAGTCGATGAAGTCGAAGGTAATCCTCATGTACTCCCTGCCACCGCCATCAGGGGAGACCTTCTCACTGTTGTACTCTTTGAGTAAACCTCGGAACCTCCGCAGTGGCGTCCCAAATGGTCTAGTCTCAAGGCTAGGTACGAATGGTCCTTCTTGTACCAATGTTAGTTCCTTTCCTATGTACTACTACTTGTTTCTTTTGGTACCGTTATAAGCGGTTCCACAACGGTCAGCTCTAAGGTATCCCTATTAAACACCACCTCCTTAGGGTCTAGTTCCTCTTCCGCATGTCGTACTACATCAAACTTTAGCGCAAGTCGGTCTCCTCCTCTCCTTTCAACCTTAAGTACAGTATCAGCCCATGCGCTGAATACAAAGGAACCTATAAGGTCATCACTACCCCACTCTCCCATGTCCATTACCCCCTTACGGGTATGGGAGATTAGGATAACGGATACCTGGTGCTTACTAATCATGGTATCCAGTGCATCTACTATCCGCTGCATGTCGAGGACAGTGAGTAAGTTACCGGACACTACCTTATACAGTGGGTCAAGTATGAGTATGTCGGGGTGATACTGCTCCAGATAGTGGTCGAGTAACCTAATACCATCTGCTTGGTCGAGCTTAAGGAAATGGTGAGTCCAGAAGGTTAGAGGTTTGAGTATCTCGGAGTACTGCTTCCGCCAGGACCAGGTCTTACTCAGACGGGACCTGAATAAAGGGTAGCTAATCTCTAGCTGGAGGTATAGTACACTTGATCCTTTATCATCTGTCTTGAACCCTAGCCAGTCATTACCGGTCACCATTGAGAATGCCAGGTCAAGAGCAAGCATGGACTTAAGGGACTTGTATCTCCCATACACTATCATCTTGGTACTCTCGTATAGGAGACCACCACCCACTAGAGTCCGAGGATAGACCATCTTCTGGGACAGTATCTGGTCTAAGGACTGAGGTACACCTACATTGGGAGAGTTGGTCATGTACGCATACCTAGCCTAAGCCTCCACTTGCTGACCGTGCTTTCATCTATACCTAAGGTCTTGGCGACCTCTTTGAGTGACCCTTGTTCCTCATCTAGTAGGTACTCTATAGTCTGGCCAAACTGGTTCTCCAACAGCCTCATAGCTAGGGTCTTGTTGTGGTTTACCTCAACTGGCTCGTCGGTGCGAGGTACTACCTTGAGCCGGCGCTTAAGGATGGCATCCATTACTTTACCCCTGGTACCTTTACCTCTACCCAATAGGTAACACTCGTCTCTCTCTAGTCTCTCGTACAGGTGTGAAGGTAGGCTTAGACTATGTATTGAGCTATGGGTATTATCAAAACCTTATAGCCTTCCTTATTATCTCCCGTATCCTCTCTAATGATTCTCTAAGGGCAGTTAGGCCACGGGTTAGGTCTCTCTCCTCTTTGCCATTGGGCATATTGTATGTGTCCTTCTGCTAGGTTAAGGTATGGCTGTAGCAGGTACTCATTGGATACACCTGGCGGGTCGGGATGGTATATCTGTAGTAGTCCATAGAAGTAGTAATCAATCCCTCCTATGACCTCATGTCCGACGACCGCTGGCCGTCCTGTAGATTCGCAATCAATCGTCTCCAAGACCCATGCACACGACCAGGTGAACCCTTGGGCACAGGCAAGGGTACCCCATGCTGCCACATCCACCGTTGGTATCGTTGTATCCGTATCCTGAACCGTAAGTCCAACCGGTATGCTTGTCGGAGTAGGGAGCGAAGGACCCAACCCAATAGCATAAGCAAAAGCAAGGTAATAGTAACCTTCATCTAGAACCACTCTCCCGTTGCGTTGTGGTAAGCTGCTGCTATCACTGCTAACCCCATTAGGTAGAAGAATGTCATTACCAGTAGTAGGATTAGGAATTGTTTCCAGTTGTCCATCTAGTTCCTCCACCCGTGGCAGGTGCATGGGCAATTCAACTGTGGGTTCTTCCTGCATCTCCGACAATGGGCCATGATTCAGTCCTAGTTTAACAATCGTCGCGGTCATTAGTAGTACCGCCACTACTAGCACCGCACGGATTACTATACTGCTTCACGCTCCGCTACTGGTCTGACTCCCTCTACTACCAGGACTACCGGTTGTGGGGGACCGCTGAATGTGAGTAAGGTGAGCTTAATGTTAGCTTCCTCCATGATAGCCTTACGTTCCCTGGCATCCAGGCTCCAGCATGAGGTGACTCGACCTTGATTGTCAGCCTCATACATGGCAACCAAGGTGTTATACCCGAGTTGCTCCTTTGCGAACTCTACTCTTATCCCTGGCAGACCTTCAGTTGGCTCTACCGGTTGCATCCTTGTCCTCCTTACTAAGGTCACGCTTTGGTCCGGTCCACTGCATGTAGTAGTAGTCAGTGATGGGTACCCACCTACCAAATATCTTTACCTGCTTAGGCGGTGGGGATACGTCCATTGTACCATGCCATGTAGGCAGCACAGGTACCAGGGTAGGCTAGCCTTAACCTGCGAAGGTTGTTACCGTCTGCCTCTCTCAGTAGCTCATGTAAGGCACGGAGTAGCTTGGCATGGAACCAGGTACCCATATCCTCCTTGATTATCTCCTGCATGTGGGCGAGGTCGTACTCGGACAGTTCAGTAAGCATGAGGGTACGGTCATGGGACTGACGTACCGCTGCATCATTCTCTAGTCCTTCAAGAGCAGCAAGGTACGCAAACTCCTCTAGTTCCTCTTCGGTCATAGGTCTGATTGTGTGTCCCATTAGGAGCTCTGTTCTTCCCCGTCACAGACCAGTACCTTCTTGGTCTCGTAGTGCTCCTCTATTGTGGGTACCAGTACCTCCTTCTCCATTAGCTGACAGTGTTCGGTGTTCTTCAACCGTTCAAATGCCAACTGAAGGTAAAGAGGATGAGGCTTAGGCTCTAAGGTTTTCCTGCCCATCACCCTATCCATAACACGTTCAGCAAAGGTCGGACCTACATCTGTGACCTTCATGGTAGCCTCTAGCCGTATGATTAAGGTATTACCATATGCCTCCGGTGTTAGGCCCGATGTGATAACCCACCCTCCTACAATAAGGCCACCCTCGACCTTACGTAGTGTACCTAGCACTATCTCAGCAGGGTACTCCTCTTCATCGCGGGGATGGAAGTCTACCCGCAGTGTGTTCCTCATCAGGAAGGAGACGTAGTTAGTTATGAAGTATTCCCCTAAGGACCTTGGCATATGAGGTAGGACATACTCCACTAACTGTGCATATCCCTCACGATTTCTCCCTATGTCCTTATAGCTCTCCTTCTCTGACCTTTGTAGACGGTCAATGATGTCTGTTCTAAGTAGGTTGGCCTGTTCAGTTGTCATGATGTTCTCCCTTACAATATCCAGTCTAGTCTTGTACCTTCTGGTTCACGTACCTGTATTACCTTAGGCCACGCTGCTATACTCCTTTCCATCATCCGCTCTTGCTCATCACCGCTAACATGCCAGTGATGACCGTCTACCTCTGCATAGATGTACTGTGCTCCTGGTTTCCTTACGAATACCGGGTCGCCTGGTTTCCACGCCATGTCATCCTCCTCTTCCTCTGGCGGCATACCCCAGAAGTGTCCCTTCCTGACTACTTCCCACTCACTCTGGGTAGCGTGCCCTATTGTGTATGCTTGGTAGCCAAGGAGACTGCGCTTCCTAATCTCATCCAGCTCTGTCTCTACTTGGTAGGCACCTATCTGGTCATAGGTCTGGATGGTAGGCAGCACAGGCTTACCTTCAAAGTGTTGGTTCCCGTCTAAGCAATCACGGAAGGCTAGCTCTACAAAACCTTGGGGTCTAGTAGGGTAGAATGCCAACGGGTATATCATCGGCATCCATGCTGTGATATAGTCGGACAGTACCTGTTGGTATGGCAGGTGAGTACGGTTAGCCCTTGTGTCCGTTGATGCGTATAGTTCGGTGTCCGGTTGAGTCTCACGGAAGGAAGCGATAAGCTCCTCCATAGGAGTACTGATAGTTTCCTCCCACTCAACCTCTGCATTGATGACTGCGAACTCAGCACCTCCCGCTACAGCAGCCGCTAGGTTGTGACCTTCAACAACAGGATTATTAGGGTACACATAAGCCTCTACACCTACCCTTAAGCCAGCATCAAGGAACTTCTGGGTAACAGAAGGATAGCTAGCCTTGGTGATGATACCTTGGAGTGTTGGGTCGTCCTTTGCCCGGTCGATTGTGAACTCAACCGAGTGACCGGTGTGCTGGTTCCACCAACCCCATTTACCCGCTGCTTTCATGTTCCCTCCTTATCACTTTTAGGCTCGTCGGGGAATGCATACTCATTACCCGCTGCCCACCCTAAGTCATAGCCCGGACACAAAGGGTCAGTACTACATTGACATACCTTTACATCAGGGAAGTCATCGAGGTGTCTCTCTAATTCCTCAATAGACTCAAGGATGTGAGGCATAGCTTCCTTCTCTACATCCTTGTACTTACCGGTAAGCACCGACCCCTCAGGTATATGTTGGATGATTAACTTAGCATCCTTTATCCATGTGTCATGCTCCTCACTCATGCTGGTTCCTCCTGTTCAGAACCTTCCTCAATATCAGTGGCTTGTACGTCAGGTATGCAGGCACCGCACATGTGACGACCCTGAGGTTCAACCCTTATCCACCCGAAAGGCATTCTAGTTGGATGGATACCATGTTCCCAACCATAGGTCTTACCACACCAGTCACACCGTATTGTATGGCTCATGATTTCTTCCTCTCTAGTAGCTCGGTACGTAGTACCCTCAATCCAGGCGCCACTATACCTAACTTAACTCGGTTCATTCTTATGTCAAAGACCGTGATTACTATACCACCCTCAATAGTGATAGACTCCTCCTCCTTGCGAGTTACTACTAGCACCGGGTCCCTCCTTATGCTACTAAGGCTAGTGGTAGGACTTACGTACTGAGGACCACCGTTGAGCATGGACACGGGGATAGGTCCAACTAACCCGTAACTCTTGGCCCTTTCAACTGCCTACCTTATCCTAGCTCCTACTCTGCTTCATACGCGGGGGTACAGAGCAGGTAAGGTGCCAGTAGCGGTTGGTCACCGAATGGCGGGGACATTTGCCACTGATGCTGGGATGCTACTGACACCATACCTACCTTGTACGAATACCGGATAACATTCTATATATGTGACCTCCCTTATGGTGAAGTGCGCGGATACATACTGACCACCTTCCCCTTCTGAGTATGTTATGAGGACAGGTCATTAGTCACATATACACCTGTCCGGTATCTCCATGAACCAAGCTTGGAACTCACCATCTATGTATACACCTCTTGCCGCCTTAGTAGGTAGTAGGTTCTGGTCATCTACCTTTACCTCCACCTTCTTGTGTTCCTTGATAGCTGGTCCTATTAGTTCATAGAACTTACAGAAGTTACACAGTGTAAGGTCACTCACGGAACTTACACCTTCCATAATGTCCTTTATGTAACAGGCACCTAGTCCAGTCACATATCTCACATACTACCGTGTTACACCTTCTCGGTTTCCTTATGATGACTAATCCTCTACGTGCCTCCTCTACTGAGACACCTCTAAGGATTAGTCCGACCTGTTGTCCGGTCATGTCATCCATTACTTATCTGCTCTCCAAGGTGGCTTGTTCTTACGGTGACTACTCTTAGTAGCCTGACGGTCAAGCCTCTTCTGTCTGTCCTTCTGTTTCTGTTTACGTGTCTTAGGAGGTGTGCGGATGTGTCTGTTTCTAGTCATGATAAATCAGGGTTAACAGGTAGCTGTCTGACCTTCTCATCCTCAGTAAGGACCAGCCTATCCCACATATCTGCTGCTGCCTCTAGCTCCTCACTACTAGCATTATCAACGTCCCTCTGTAATGACTGTGCTAGCTTAGGACACTCCCATGATGCGTGTTCCCTACTGTAGCAGTAGTCACAGTAGGTACTCATACTGGCACCTCTTTTGGCTTCATCCTACCTGATGACCCGCCACCGCTAGACCTCATAGCATAGAACACCAGCTTACCTGACTTGTTCGCTGCTTCCTGTGCTATGTCTATGATACGGTTGTACCTGCCTATGACTGGCCCTCTGTCATAGTATATGATGTCCTCGTACTCACACCCCTCTGAGTTCCAACCGTTTGGTATTATAGCGTGTAACCACCCCCGCTTAAAGGCTACTATACCTATGGTCTTATGTGTATCCCTTACATCAACCCCCGTATCAGCATACAAGGCTCCAGAACTAGACATCCATGGACCTTGAAGCTTTAGCTCTCCGCCATATACTAAGTCAAAGGTGAGTGTCCTACCACCAAATCCTAGTGAACCTGGCCTAGGGTCCTCAACGTAAATGTTCTCCGCTGGTGTATCAGTGTCCGCTACTAGCCACCGCCTACCACTCCGACCGTGGTATACCTTGTACCCATGCTTGGCTGCTTCACCGCTAGCAGAGGTCATTGGTTGGGATATACTGAACTTCATCCGAACACCTTATCCTGACAGTGCTGGCACATGCCGGACTGAAGGTACTCCTTCCGGCTGATGTCATCCTTGAACTCGTTAGCATCACACGGACAGGTCATGCACTGCTTGTCCCTCTTGACCTGTCTTAAGTCCTTGCCAAAGATGAGGATGCCTATCACCTCATTGAGTGACATCAGACCTGGCTCAACCTCTGGCTGACTACCGTTGCCATTGTTATGGTTCATCATTAGTGCACCTGTCCTTTAATAGAGATATTCTCCAAGTGCATAGCTATCTCCTGTAGGTGGGTCACTGCATCCTCACTATATACTCCGCCATTGAGGAAGGCTACCTTTAACTCGGCCTCATCAACTGTGGGGTATGCATCATGTATGTAGAAGGTACCGTCAGGCTTATAGTATCCAGCCTGGTAGTACCCTCGTGAATCCTTGTTATTTATGACCCACATGTTATCTCCTTACTAGGACTCTAAGCTGACTCAATCTGTATTCCTATTACAAGGGTTGAAGGTAACTCCTCGGTATTCCCTCTCAAAGTAGCAGTCCCATCCAACTACGAACGAGTCGGTTGGTTCACGGTACTCTAAGAAGGACCACCCCTGTGCCTCTGCATCCTCCCGATGTGCAGCACAGGTCACGATAGAGGTCTGTGTATGGGTAACATAGACCCACATTATGCAGCCTCGATGGTTACCTTGATTGTGTCCGGCCTACGCTCACCGTCATTGAATGCGGTCTTGGAGACGTAGAGGGCACTGATAGCAGCGTCCTTGTCATCAGCATCATACCTCTCTGACCATTTCTTGGTGTCCTTGTGCTTGAGCGTTACGGTTACAGTTTCCATGTTATCCTCCATCCTTATAGTAGCTGCATGTGTGTAGACTGTAAGGTGTCCCGTAAATGATGTCAAGAGGACGCAGACTTACTCGACAGGTACAATGTAACCGTACCTGTTCTGCAATCCACCGCTGTACTGAGTTTAGCATTACCCTACTCTCTTACCGTGCCACAGCTAGCTCGGCACATCTATTCAACCTGGCCTGCCTACCTCCAGCATTATCCGGAGGCTCAATAGGACACATGAAGAAACGTGGAAGGTTGTGTCCTGTTAGATTGAATACATGTTTCCCATGCTGGTACCGTCTGGTACCTGGGTTACTGCTAGGTATTATTGTCTTACTCATCCTACCCTCTTGACCCTTGTGTGTCGTGCTGCTGTCGGTCGAGTAGCCCGCTCAACTACCTCATTGATGTACCTTGAGTGTACGTACCTACGTCCATTAGTGTGCGTTACCACACTGCGTATCTTTATCCGGTACTTAGGCATGATGTCCCCTTAAACTACCCTAAGCAGCATGAGTACCACCAGTACCGCTACTGCTAGGATGCTATAGTAGATGACCTCGATGATGGCTTGCCGGCTCATTACCTGTACGGTAGTGCCTCCAACTTACTCACGGCTGTACCATCCGCCAGTGACTCCGCCATCTTACCGTAGTCCTCGCCATTGATGTCCTTGAACAGGAGCCAGATGTCCGGGCCTTTGATACCTAGCTCACCGAGTGCTACTATCGGTGCCTCACCATGTTCCTTGGCAAGGTTGATAATAGTCTTGATGGCTCCTGGGTTACCTTCTCCCAAGGTCAAGGCTGCTTCCTTAAGTGTCTCGTTGTCCATGTGTGTCCCCTCTTAAAAATAGGTTGTTTCTTTAGTAAGGTTGCTTGAGTACAGGGCGCTGGCATCCGTCATTAAGGTGCGCTGGCCCTCATAGGCTGTCCCCTCTCAAGGTTAGCTCTTGTCTAACCGTATACATCTATTATATCACATCCGCTTGATACTGTCAAGTCTTTTATGTCAAGTGAAGTACAGTGCTTTAATACGTTTATAGCATGTAAAGTAGACTTACCGTAACGGTATACTCCCTTACACAATTCAGTGCAACTACCGTGATGTGTGATATTGTATACATCCTTTAGCAGTTGCACACTACCGCACACATGTTCGTATGTGACTATTGATAACTTTACCTTGCATATCATTGTGAATAAAACTACTTATGGATACTTGACATAATGTGCTTGACATTTAATGTGAAGTGTGCTACTATGATGAATGTAAGGGGGTAGCTGCCTAGGCTGCCGATACATTTAGTAGTAAGGAGCGAACATTGACGAGACAAGAACTAGAAGTAATTGCCAAGGATGCCAAGTCGGCATTTGAGGCTGCGAACAAGGAGTTTACCGGGCTGAGGAAAGACGGCTCGGCGGCTGACATCGTTAAGGCTGCAACGACGGTCACCAAGGCCGAGCGTGCGGCTACAAAGTCACAGTCGGATGTAGACACATTCGAGCTGGTGGCAGTGTACGAGGGCATCCGTGCCGCCGTGCTGCCGTTGGTGCACAAGTTTGACATGGCAACCATGGGCCGTCACGAAATCGCCAATGTGACCATCACGGTGCCTGTCGGGCCTGAGCCTGTCGAGGCTGACAAGGTTGTAGTCAACACTCTCGGCAAGCGCACAGTTGTCAAGAGTGGCGGTAACGGCTCACGTACTCGCTACGTCTACGGCCCGGAAGGTCTGAACAGTCGCCAGGTTGTCGAGCAGCACGGTGCCGACGAAGTAGGCGATGAACGACGGGATGCTACGCTTGCCGAGCCAAGCAAGCACGGGTTGACACACTTGGCGGATCGCATCGCCAAGAAGCTAGAGTGGGATAAGACGCCAGCGTCCTAGCCACTAACTTGTATAGGCAGGTTACCCTTACGGCCTGCCTATACTTGTGCCTGCTGTGATTGTGAAGGATAGCACAAAGAGTAGGACAATACATTAGCACATCCGTTTGACTACCCCCATACTAGACTCAAAGGCTAAGGAAAGTGAACTGATAGGACATATGTACGGATGATAACATTGTGAAGGAATGCACAATACATGCCAGCTACTAACTATTCACACGTCTACACACATCCCTACATACACACATATGATAGTACGTATAGGCACCCTATCAGGCTCCAACATCTCCGGAAGGTGGTATCGCAAATTATGAATCTGGGGAAAAGGGGCTACCTAAGGAGCTACAGCATATGTGGGGTAGGACAGGACTCAGTACAGTTATGAGGGCCGAGGAACTCCTCAGGTAGGGATACAGTAGCATATCCACCTCTAGCAACCTTATGCTCCACATTACAGTTCCACCAGGTTTTCTTAATAGGAGGCATCTTGACCTTGGCTCTTTGCTTCTTAGTTAGATGTCTGTTATCAATGAACTCGGTATGTGTAGGTCCCGTTATTACACCTACCTGCCCTATAGTCCAATCTTTACCATCTAGGTGATGTGGCATTACATCGACTAGGTCACCGACATTCATACCATGCCCTCTACAAAGTCGCTTTCCCCTTCTAGGTCTGGACTGGTGTGTTCAGGGTCAGGGGCCTCAGGTGGGAGAGCAGTGGCTAACTTAGCTGGTTTGAATTGAGGATCACCTAGCATAGCTCTTAGTACATTAACCGCCTCTATATTGAGGGTCACCTTGGAGCTATCTCCTACCTGTATAGCGAGCTTACCCTCAACTAGCTCTAGCTCCACTACATTTCGACCGGTCCGTACTCGTATGAGCTTACTTACCTTGGTCTTGGCCATTGGTGTCCTCCTGGTCTGTCATCGTGTCTTCCATATGTGGCGCCTGTTTCTGTACCTTAACTATCTCCTCTCTGTGCCATATGTCCATTTCATCCCTGAACTCGCCCTCCATGCCCATCTCCTTTGCCTGGTCAAAGACCTTCTTAGGAACCCTCAGCTCAGACAGGTATCTGTCCTTGACAGCCTGTATAAACTTTTCAAACTCAATCAGGACCGCACTCTTCCTTCCCTTATAATGCAGTACAGGGTATCCAGTCTCACCTATGAGTCTATCAACCTCTGTAAGTCGTGCTATACGTCGGTCTAGTCTATCACCGGATTCTATAGTCCTGATGTCGCGTAGTATCCTTGCCCTCTCCCTCACTAGATTAGCTCTGACCTTAGCAGCATCGGAGTCTAGCTCCATAGACTTCCTACCGTCTTTACTGATAGGTGTCTGGTCAATCATCCATAGTGCCCATAATCCGAAACAATCTGGATGGTAAGCCTTGTAGAAGATAGTGGTCCTAGTCCCAATCTTCCCAAGCTTAGTGAGTATGAGTACCTTATCCCCCGGATTCAGCTTACGGTCCTTAGGACAGTACTTGTACCTGCACTGGCCTTCCTTACGTCTGGTTACAATCTTGAGTCTGCCGAGGTGCTTTACCATGGATGCCTCATGTGTCTAATCACTGTTTATACATTAGTATAGCATGTTCGTCACATCTTGTCAATAGGCTAAAGTGCTTGTACACATTATCTTGACTAAAGAGAGTAATGGTATATATAACTAGTGATTAGTCAACTTGACAAACCTAACATAGTATGCTATAATGTTAATATGGTTGAAGAGATACTGCCAGTAGTTAGTGAGGAACCACCCGCTGTTCCTGACCCGGATGGGATAGACTTGGCGGATGAGACGGGTCAGAAGGCTCTCCTAAGTCGTATCCCACATATGAAGGGCGGACCACGGACAGCAGAGTCTAAAGCTGACTACCTGGGATACAGAGCTACTGGCTTCCCTATCAGACAGGCATGTTACCTGGCAAATATCAATCACTCAACCCTTACCAGGTGGCGAGCCTCTGACCCTGACTTTGCTGACTTTGAAACCAATAGGTTAAGTGAACTCCAGGCTAGTGTAGGTGGGGACTTGGTCCGTATAGAGTTCCTAAGGAACATGCGGCTGGCTATGCGGACCGACTTCAAAGTACTCTATAAGGCGGTACACCACCTAGACGCACTCACCGAGAGGGAGTTCAAAGTACTCCAGAAGATACGCTCACTCTACTCCCCACAGGATCTCCTTGCTGTCACCCGTGCAGTCGGCCCGAATGCTGATGGTCCTATCAACTTTGCGGACTTCGTACTAAGCATCACCAGAACCGAGACGGAGGTTAAACTTGCCACAGAGCGGACGCCTGAGGACCCAGACATCATTGAAGCCGAGTCCGAAGAGGCGTAGCTGGGTAGGCTCCCTCAGACAACTCAGTGCTGTAAGGAGCAACATCAAAAAGGCTCATATACTAGGTTGGGTCCGCCGGAGAGCTAGACCGTCATGGGCACTCCCTAAGAAGCGATAATAAGGAGGCATAGTGGAAGACTCTCTATTAGTCCTGCTTGGTATATCCGGGTCAGTTATAGTAGGATTCATAGGTCTTGTAGGAGTGCTGCTGCGACGTAACGGTAGCAGTAACCCTAACATGTCCACCTTAGATGAGAAGCTGAATAAGATCCTTATAGTCCTTACACGCATAGAGGCTAAGATAGGGGACTAAAATGGTATCTGAGGTAGATACCGCTTTAAGGGATCTCATTACCGACCGGAAACGGTATATTGAGACCTTAATGAAGGTTAAGAACAAGCGGAGGGAGGAAGTACCATTTACACTCAACCGGTCACAGTCCCTCGCGTGGCCTCACATCAGACCAGGAGGTAGGCTACTTGTCCTCAAAGCGCGTCAGATGGGTTCGACCACATTATACATCGCTAAGTTCCTCGCAGATTGTCTCACAGTGCCAGGTACGGTATCCGTCATTGCATCGGAGAATGAGTTTGCTACCCAAAGGGCACTTACCAAAGCACACTCCTTATATCACTCCATACCGGATGAACTAAAGCCTCCTATGCACCACAACTCCAGCTATGAAATTACCTGGCCTAGCATCAACTCTACTATGTTCATTACTACAGCTAGGTCAAACCTACTAATCAGAGGAGACACGGTGCACAACTTCCTTGCCACCGAGATATCCCGTTGGCCTGACCCGGAAGGGGCCATGTCGGCAGCAGAGGAAGCAGTACCTCTTGACTCCGGGTTTATCGCTATTGAGTCCACACCATGGGGCGAAGGTGACTACTTCCATACCAAGATACAGGAATCCAGAGGTGACATGTCGTCCTATGACTTCCTGTTCCTTCCCTGGCCTCTTGACCCAGAGTACACAATCCCAAGGGGTAGTCACCTGGCTCTGCCTAATGACCGAGGTGACCTGAGCTATACACCTGAGGAGCAGGATGTAGCAGAGCTATTTGACTTGGATGAGGACCAGATACGGTGGCGTAGAAGGAAGCGTGCTGACCGTGGCCTGAGCTTCTACCAGGAGTTCCCAGAGGACCCTGACAAGTGCTTCCTCACATCCGGCGAAGCGGTCTTTGACAACTCCCGACTGGATGAACTAGCACATGGATGCTACCCGGCACCTGAGACCTGGGAGGGAGCTAGGATATGGGAGCCTCCCACAGAAAAGGGGATATACCTCATATCTGCTGACCCGACAGTAGGTGAGCATGACAAGGCCGCAGCTATAGTATGGGCATTAGGTGAGAAGCTTACCCATGTAGCCACCTATTGGGGACTCCTAGAGCCTGCTCCTTTTGCTTGGAAGCTCAAACGTCTAGGTGAACACTACAACATGGCCGAGGTACAGGTAGAGTTCAATGGACCAGGTCAGGCTGTTATAAATGAGATGATGGACTATCCTAACCTTGGTAAGCGTAGTGACCTTGCTACAGGAAAGCTAGGTACCAAGTTCGGATGGCTAACCACCCGTACCTCTAAACCTTACATGATAGCCCAAATGAGTAAGGAAATATACCAGTTGGTCACCTATGACCTAGACCTTGTACGCCAACTAAGGTCAGTCCGCTGGTATGGCACCGACATCACATTCACCGGTGAGGATGACCTCGCTATGGCTGCTATGATAGGGACCTCAACCTATCAGGGTGTAGGCACAGCAGATAAAGGACTAATTGGCACCTACGGTTTTAAGTGGTAGGAGGCAACCATGGCAGTCTATACCAAGCATAGTCAGGTAATCGCACGTTGTACCCAACTCAAACAGCTATGGGCTAAGCGTGACCGTAAGATAGCCCAATGGTATGACACCCTCTCCCTGGTCGACGAGCTGGAGCAGCAGCATATGGAGAGCGTTGTGGTCAATGACCCACGCACCTTCTATAACACTGCGCTCCACCTACTAGCGCCTAACATACCACACCGGATACCAGTCCAAGGGCTAGATAAAGAATCCATAGCCTGGGCATCTACCATAGAGCGGTCAGTCACTAGTACCTGGAGAGGGCTAGACCGTGAGTACCGCCGTCGTGGCCGTAAGTCCTGGATGGAGTATACAGTCGGACTCCTCATAGCCACAGGCTGGTATGCCGTCCTCTGTATGGCTACCAAGGACAAACTCATAGCTGAGACTTGGAACCCCATTGAGGTCTACCCTGACTGGGATGGCGAAGGACTAACCAGTGTGGCCCATGTGTTCGGTATAGGTGCCACTCAGGCTCGGAGACTATTCCAACGTCATAACTGGCCTTTCCCATCGGTCCTGCACAACAAGGATTTGACCGTATACGACCTGTGGGAGCAGACTGATGAGGGAGTAATCAATGCTACCGTCATCGAGAACCAGCTAGTTAAGCCTGCAAGGAAGGAACCATTTGAGGAGATACCCATCTTTGTAGGTCCAGCAGGTGGGCTACCTGATGATGGTCCTATCAACGCCAAGCGGAGAGCTACAGGTCAGCGAGCTGGTGGTTCCCGTGTAGACTGGCGTGAGAGTGTAGGTCAGTCCATCCTGGCTACCAACGAGGGTATATATAAGAACTACAACCGGTCAGTCACCTTCCTACAGCAAATCCTTCGTGACACAGCACAGCCTAAATACTGGGAGAAGTCCAGAGGTGCCAATACAATCCTCTCCACTGAGGACCTTGAGAAGCGAGGTGCCATATTCCGTATGGGTGAGGGCGATGACCTAGGTACCATTTCAATGCCTGGTATCCCTGTAGAGCTAACCAGTCTTATAGGTTCCTACGAACAGATGATACAGAGAGGAGCCCTTCCTAACGCTCTGTCTGGTCAGGTACAGAACATACCACTTGGCCTCATGTCTCAGGTCGCAGCCGCCGCGGTACAGGTATTAGGTCTATACCACAAGACCACCATGGGGCTACTCACTGACATTGACAACACCTGGGTCAAGGGTGTAACCAGCGGTGTCTTTGAGTCCGAGTCCCTTATTGTCCCTGGAGACCTAGCAGTAGATGACATACTATTCGATATTAGCTACCCCATCAGTATCCCAGGTGACCTTATCCAACGAGCTACAGTCACCCGTATGATAGCACCTGGAGCCAGGATATCTAACACTACCGCTCTTGACCTATTCTTCCCTGAGATAGATGACCCACAGCAGGAGCAGGCACAGGCACGGTCAGATGATGCACAGACCTCTCCGGTATTCGCGATGCTTACCCTCATATCCGCACTCAGGGAGGAGTCCCAACTACTCCGTAAGTCTGGTAACAATGAGGATGCAGACCTACTAGACCAAGCCGGTCTAGCCCTCATAGGTCAGATTATGGGTCAACAACAACAGCAAGGTCCACCTACCAATGGTCAGAGGCCACCAGGAGAAGTACCTGCCAGTGGCCTAGACCCCGCTACCCAAGCTATGATGGCCTTGATGAACATAAGTCCGGAGGGTCAGCAGTAATGCCTTCACATTATGAGTCCCTAGCACGTACCTATGCTACTCAAGCCGGCATCGACCCTGACATCTTTGTAGCGCAGATAAACCAGGAGAGTGGCTTTAGGACAGACCTGGGTTCCTCTGCTGGCGCTCAGGGTATAGCACAGATTATACCGCGATACCATCCAGGGGTAGACCCGTGGGATCCTGATGCTTCCCTTAGATACGCTGCTAATCTAGTCGCAGGACACCTCCGCATCTATGGAGGAGACATCCGTAAGGCGCTTACTGCTTACCATGCTGGCCCTGGAATCCTGAACAGGGCTATGGAACTAGGTGGGGGAGACTGGGAAGGCTCCATATTTGCCGCTGCGTCCGAGTTCTTCCCTCAGGAAGCTGACCGTATAGGTAGAGACAATGCTACCTACCTAGCCAATATTCTAGGTGGTGGCACCTTAGCTCCTAGACCCGGACAGCCTACCCTCCCTGCTGCTGCACAGGAAACTCGACCCTTAGAGTTCTTCCAACAGTTTGGGTTCCAACAGAGACAGCGGTTAAAGCAGATATCCGAGCAGGTATTCGGTCAGCCTCCTGACCGGACTCCTCAGGAGCCTTTCCCCGGGTTCTTAGACCTACTAAGACCCTTTGAACGTGAGAATAATTTTAACTCCTCTAGACTGGAATCTATAGATCTGGAGATAAGTATTCTCCTTAAGGACGTACCCGCTCCGTCTGAGATTATAAGTCCCTTTGGTCTGATAGATATAGGTTTCCTTGGCACAGCTACTAATGCTGTCCTTAGTGCTTTACCGTTTGGTCCAGGTGTGGATGTACAAACGGGATTAACTGAGGAAGCTAGTAAGGAGCTAGAGCTACTCAGAGCGGAGCGGGATAACCTCTTTGCACGTCATAATGACCTGGCTAGGTTCTTTACCGCAGTTGAGTTACAGTTTGACATACTACAGGAGATTGACCCTGAGGTCCGTGCTGAAGCACAAGCTGCATTGGACCAACTAGTAAATGGTAACTCTACCATACAGCAGCAGATGATGGACCCTGTGCTAGCTGAGATTAGACGGCAGGTAGAGGAACAGATAGACCTACTCTCTACCATGACTCCAGAGGAAATAGCTATCCTCTCGGAGTCAGACATAACTGAGAAGCTATTTGAGCAGGGTAGAGCTAGACCGGTGGCCTCCTATCTCCTGAGTACTGAACAACTCCGACTATCCCTTAAAGGCTTCCGACCTTCTGGTCCAGAAGAGTTACAGACTGGTGAAGAGATACGTAATGTCCTCATGGCACAGGGACTAGATAGTGAAGAAGCTCAGGCTTACCGTGAAGATACCCTAGCTAGGGTACAAGACCGACTAGCAGCCTATAAGGAGCTAGAACAGAACATAGCATCATTGAGGACAGGCCAAGGGGATTGGTCTCTTCCTAAACCCGGTACAGCGGCTTACCTTAAGACTTTAGCTGTTCAGCCTATACTAGTTGCCTCCCAAGCATTGGAGAAGTACTTTGAAGGTGTAGTGCGTCCTATAGCTGGACAAGCACTTTACTACCCTGCCCTGATTATCCCTGGCGAGCAGAAGATAGAGAGGGACATGAATATAGCCCTTGAGGATGCTAACTTCTGGCAGGCAGCAGGTGACGCATGGAACGCTAATACCTGGCACCCTGTAGCTAAGTTTGCATTTGAAACCTTAGCTGACCCTACTACATATATCGGCTGGGGTATAGCTACTAAGCTAGTAAGGCCACTACCAATTCTAGGTAGACCTCTAAGTCGTATGGTAGCTGCTGCTGAGTATGGATACCTACAAGCTGCAAGTGCTCCATTCAGGATAGTAGGCAGTGGACTAAGAGGTATAATCAAACGTCCTGCCGCTACTCTAGGTCTGCTTGAAGGTGAGCGTGTATCTGGTCTGCTTGTTAGGTTCTTGACCCGAGCTAATCCTGACACCGAGTATGGTAGGCTTACAGCTTCCCAAGCTACTGAATCCTTGGGTCAGGCACTTAAGAGGGGTACCGATTTCCCTGAGGGTATTGGCTTAGCTGACCTGGGTACACAAGTGTCCAAGACCCTTAAGTCCCAGGCTGTACCAGATGTAGATACGGTCCTAGGCTGGTCCCAGCGTGTGGGTGGTACAGTTACTAAGGACACCCTGTTAGCTTCTAAGACTATCCTGCTAGACCTGGAAACCCAACTAGTCATGGCTGCTGAGGATCCTAAGAAGGCCGGACTGGTAGCTCGACAACTTATGGTCGTCCTTGGCGTAGAGGATGCCGCTGACGGTAAAGGCTTCCGTCTAGTCAAGTCCTTAGTGGATAACTATATATCTACTGGTGAGCGACAAGCTGAGAGACTAATCCAAGGTGACTCCTTAGAGGGTATCATTAGTAGTATTGCACAGTTCTCCGAGAAGCTAACTGTAAGTAACCACCAGTCCCTAGCTGCTGGCCAAGCTGAACGGTTAGGTATACTATCCATTCCACTACAGAAGGTCCCAGAAGGCATAGGAGCAGTATGGTCCGGCTCAGTCGAGAGGTGGGTAATTAGACCAATAGCACGTTCCTACCTCCTCTTTGGCATGTACCACCTGTGGAATATAGCCGAGACTAAAGGTAAAGCATCCTTAGCAGGTATCAATCCATTCTACCGTGGCAACCGTTCCCAGATGATTCTTAATTCCTGGGCTGACTCATTAGGTACAAGGCCAGAGGTACTCCTAGGTGGAGGCCGTGGTCTTGTATGGGGCGAGAGCTATGCCACCGTTCAACAGGCTCGTAAAGGAGTCGAGAAGTTCCTAGCTCCACAGTGGGTCAGTAGGATGTTCCGTGAAGAGCTAGCTATCCGTATCCAGGCTGCTGACCAGGTACTAATACAACACCAGCTAGGACTCCGCGAGCTAAAGAGGTTACTACCTCAGGTATGGGATGAAATCGACAAAGTGCAAAGGGCTACCGGTATGGACTTCCGGTTTCTACCTAAAGACCTTAGACCTTGGGCACAAGACGCGACCGAGGCTAACTTGCTACGTGGCCCGGATGCCATTAGAGGTATGCCAGGAGAGGCTACTGCTGAGAGACTTCGCACCCTTAACATAGAGAAGATGCTAGGTGACTATGACCTAATAGATAGTCATGTAGGTGACTTTATCCTAACTCAGGCTAAGTCCGGTAGACTCTTTACCAATACCGATGAGGTAGGCCAGGAAGTAGTAGACCTTATATGGGATACTCACCTACGCTCACCTGAGTTCTTTTCAGTTCACTTTGAGGAGATGGCAGAGGAGATACTTACTGCTCCTATCAATAACTGGGAAGACTTCTCCAAACGCCTGATGACTCTCCAAGGTATGAGTCGTGGTTATGGTGGAGTTCTGGAGCATCAGTATGGTATAGCTAGAGAAGCCAGTGAAAAGGTAGTCCGAGCAAGTGACAATGACGCTATCTGGGACGTATGGCGTGGAAGCTCCGATGTATTCGGTAACCGTGCTGGACATGCTATTGACCGATACATTGAATCACTACAAGGTCACATAGGAGCAGTTGGCGACCGTAGTGGTGATGTTAGCCTACTTATGAATCGTTACAAGGCACTCAAGACCCTAGAAGCTAGTGCTTACTCTCGTCGTAGGGATATAGCCGAGGGTATCTTTGGTAAGAGTGCTCCAAAGGGAGCCAGACCTAAAACTAATGAACAATGGCTAAAGGCTAAGGAGCAGATGGGACAGCCCTTCCGTGATATAGCCATAGCTAAGGAGGCTCTAGTTAGGGAAGTCTATACCCTTGAAGCTAGGATAGGCCAGCAAGCTAAGAATGCTGTCCCTGATGTAGCTGGTCGAACCATATCACGGGTCGATGTAGCCTTGATGTATAACATCCGTCCGGATGACGTGAGCTCCATGACTATGCTCTCAGACCTACAAGCAATCATGGGCAAGGATGAGTTCACTCAGGAGCTACTCAACCGTGCTGTCATTAACTTAGAACCAGGCCAAGACCTAGCCGCTCTAGGCTGGACTAAGGAAGCTGTCGGTGAAGTCTGGGATGACATCATGCGGGAGTTCCGACTCAACCCTGAGAACGTATCCCGTATATCTCCCACACTAATGCAGGTAGAGGACCTGGTGCGTGGTGTGAGGTTTGAATCCAAAGGTGCAGAGCTATCCGCTGAGGCTAGGACAGCCTTCCAGCGGTGGGCTGATGATATGGCAGATGGGCTAGGACGCATAGAGGGGTATGGTGGTGCTCCCTGGCTACAGGCTAAAGGTGAAGCTCTAGACACTGCCACCACTGAGTTCTACCGTATGTTCCCTGACTATGTGGACCTCAACTACCTAGACAAGTTCTTCCGCTCTCAGATGCCATTCTGGGTATATGAGTGGCATAGGCTATGGTACCTCCCACGTCAATTTATGCGTACACCAGGACTCATCACTGGCTTAGGTAGATACAACGAAGCTACAGGTGGTGATAACTACATACATGTCCCCTTCACCAGCCTAGAGATTAACCCTCTACGTGGAACCATCCTCATGGGTGGTCTGAGACGACTACTTATCCGTGACTATCCTGAGTTCTATGACACCTTCTCTAAAGGTCAACAGGTACTAGATATGGCCGGTAGATTCGGCTTCTACCCAGGAGCACATGTCACCATTGGCAACCTACTCTTTGGCACGGGTAAGGGTCCAGCTTTCAACCAGCTAGGAGAACTAGTACCAGTATGGATGAAGGCTCCCATCCAGGGCTTCCAAGCCTTTGCAGAGCTTATAGGTAACAAGACTATGATGGAGGCTTCCAAGCGTCTCGCTAATGTATTTATACCCGAACGCTTCCGCTCCTACATGATAGCTATGAAGGTTAGCCAGATAGGTGAGAAGGACCCAGACACAGGTGAGGTAATCAGTGGCGCTGACCTACTAAATAAGACCTTGGCAGGTAGTCCACTGGACCCCTTTGAACAAGAGCTATGGGACCGTGCTACTGGTCAAATGTCACCTACCTTCATACTCCTAGACCAGACTGGACTATTCCGATTCCGGCCCGAAGAACTGACCGAGGCCAGAGCAGAGTATGACATCATTGTGTCCGAGTACACTGGCTTTACCACAGAACAACTCCGTGACATGCGTAATTGGGGTATACGCTGGCAGGATATTATCCCACCTACACCGGAAGTACGTGACCTACTCAGTGCCACCGAGTCCTTAGAACGCTTCTCAGGATTTACCAATGTCCTGTTCGGTGCTGCTGAACAACAGTTCCGTGCTCGACGTAATGAGTTCTGGGATGATATAGACTCCTTAAGGCTAGGTCTAACTGCCAAGCAAGAGGAAATGGATTGTCAGTTTGGATTCGCAGGCGCTACCCAGTGTGACCACCCTGGGAGTATTACAGCAAGGAATTGGATAAAGCTACACTCCGGACTAGGTGCAGATTACCAGTCCGGCTTTGACGCTTTACGTGAGCGGGACCGGTATAAGGACATCCCTGTTACCCATGAGGAAGTAGTAGAGTATTACCAGCGTACCGGTCAGCCTCTACCTACAGAGCATCCTATGGTAGAGCTACTCCGTATGTACTATGACATTGAGCTACAGGAGGTGTTCGACTCTGAGACTGGTACCCTTGGTCCTGATTTTGATACCTTCTATATCCAGCGTGAAATACTGCTACAAGCTGCTGGTGAACGTAGAGATGAGCTAGAGGACCAGATCCGTCAATATGAGTCCGAACTGGAGAAGCTACACCGCTGGAGCTATGTGCAGTATCTCCGACCGTACTTCAACAGGCGTGACCTTACTATAGAACGCTTTGCTCCTGATGCACAACTAATAATCCGACGGTGGCTAGCATCTGACAGTCCCCTAGAGCGTGACCGGCTTGAGGCTATAGAGCTAGATGGTCGTTCACTCATAGGCAGGTACCAAGCTGACATTAAACTGGCAGGTCAGAACCTCCGCTTCTACTCCCCTGACATAGACGCATGGCTAGCATTCTGGCAGGTCACCGACTCATTCCGAACCGATGAGGGACAGAGACGGTATGAGATACTAATGCAGAGGTACCGGCCAGGTAGTGACCAGGAACTTCCAAAGGTGGATGACTCCGCTCCTGTATTAGTGCTTAGTAGTGGAGAGGGAGGGGATGACTAAACACTCATTATATAAGTATTACTCTCTTTAGTCAACCCGGTGACTAATAGCTGTAATCTCATATATAAACAGTGAATAGTCACTTGACAGAAGCTAGTAGCCATGCTATAATGATAGTGAAGAACCTCAAGCTCTTAGGACTAGACTGACAGGAATTGTCTTAAGGCTAAGGTAGAAATGACCCCATCATTACCGGGGTGCTGGAACCAAGGACTACACTGAAAGGAACGTCCAAATGTCTGATGATGACATGGTTCCAAAGTCTGACTTGATAGCTCTGAAGGAGTCACACAAGACGGCTTTGGGAGACCTAGAGAAAACCCACGAAGAGGCCATCACCAAACTGGGTGATGCACACACCAGTACCGTTGAGGGACTGAATACCCAGGTCAGAACTGGGACTGAGGAGCTAGGCCGGGCAAGGGCTACCGTTGCTGAGCTTGAGGAAAAGGTCACCAACAGCAATGCTACCGGTGAAGAGATAAAGACTGTCAAAGGAGAACTCAAGACCGCGCAGAAGAGTCTACAGGATGCACAGGACTCCCTGGCGGGTAACCTGCGCGACCGCCTGATAGGCGAGTTCTCCATCAATGAGAAGGCGCTAGAGGGTAAGTCCGTCTCTGAGCTAACAGTTATCAGGGATGCCTTGTCCGCTAGTCGTGGGCCTAACTCCAAGGATTACGTCGGTAGCGGTGGTGGAGGTGGCGGAGACAAGAAAACCACCGGCAGAGAGAAGGTCAAGGAAGGACTGGAGGCCGGTGAACTTAAAGCAACCTAGTTAGGAGGCATCGTACATGGCTATCATAGGATACTGGAATAGCCTGACCGAAGCCGAGCGACTCACACAGACTGTCCTCCTCCGTGGTATCGTTGAGGAAATCATTGAGGAAGGCCAGCAAATCGCCAACCTACCCGTCCTTCAAATCGACGGGAAGGACCTGGGATTCAACCGTGAGATAGGCACACCGACCGCAGATTTCTACGACGTAGGGGAAGAGATTGCATCCCAAGCTGCCGAGGCTTACACCCCTGTTACCGTAGCACTCAAGCGGGCGATTGGCCAGTGGGACCTCGACCACTTCGTGACCGGCACCTACAAGAACGTGAACGACCTACGGGCCGTTGCAATTACCCGTACTCGCAAGGGCGTCATGCGAGTTATGGAAGACAAGCTCATTTATGGGGACAACTCCGCCAACGCTAAGGAGTTCGATGGTTGGCAGAAGCTATGTGCGGCAGCTTTGAGGTTGAACATGGGGTCAGGCTCTACTGGAGCTGCACTATCCCTAGCAACCCTAGACGAACTCATCGACTCTGTGAAGCCCAAGCCGGATATGCTCCTGATGACCTTCGCGATTAACAGGCGCCTGTCCGCAGTTGGCCGTGGCGGGACGACTAGCGTACCAGTAATCCAGATGCCTGAGAGTCCTGGCGGAGACGTTCAGCCAATGATTACCAGTTACCGTGGAGTCCCTATCGTCCGGTCGGACTTCATGCTCCAGACTGAAACCATCGCCTCCGGTGACTTCTCTGCCAAGACAGGTGGAGCCACCTCCAGTGTTATTGCCATCCGCAAGGGTGAAGTCGAGGATGGTGGCTGTTCCCTACTCACAGGCAGTCCTGCCTTTGAACTTAGGGAGTGGGACCACCTGGAGAACAAGGATGCCGGTCGCATCAGGCTGGTATGGTACGTGTCCCTTATCAATGGCAGTACCAAGTCCATCGGCATCATCGACGGCATTACCGACGTAGCAGTCGTCGAATAACCTTATAGGGAAGGAGGAAAAACCATGGCAGTTATTGAGTCATACGTCCACCAGGAACTATTCGTCATAGAGGCACTGACCGAGTCAGGGTCAGCCGAACTCAAAATCTATGACGGGGATGCTCCTGCCGCGTTTGAAGTCCTGGATATGTGGGTTGTAGGAGAACCTGGTGGTTCCGGTGACACTGTAAAGCTCACCGATGGCACCGATGACATCGTTGCCGCTCTTACCACAACCACCTCTGACCTGATTGTCCGGGCTGCTGACATTGACCAGGCCAAGAACAACATCGCTGCTGACGGTTCACTCTCTTTGGTGACCGCGTCCGCCTGTACGGCTCGATGTTTCATCCTGTGTCGGAGGACTAACTAGAATGGCTAGGCACCCTCTAAAGCGTAAACTCAAGCTCAGAGGGTTTCTTAAAAAGCGTAAACGTATGAGGAGGTTACCAGGAGCACGCTCTCCAAGAGCAGCAAGAGCGCCTCGGAGTGGTATACGAAAGATTATACGTATAAGGTAACCGGGGGAAGTGGGGTGCAGGTGTGTGAGGGCCATGACCTGTACCCCCGACTCCCCCAACTGGAGGGAATATGCCCACCATGTCTGAATCATTAAAGCCTGAATCCTCTGACCAGGAAATAGGTAAGGCAATTCAGGATACAGTCGCTAAGCTGGTTGAAGAAGGTTTCAACCAAGACCAGGCTGTCGCTATTGCCTTCCAACAGGCGGAGAAGGCTACAGGTAAGCAGCTTACCCGACCCGAACAGAGTCGTAGTAGGAGTGCTATCTAATGGCCTCCGCTACTAAGGTAACTAAGTACCCTTTAGGTAAGAAGGGGTCCTCGGTAGAGAAGATAACCGAGAAGAGTGCTGCCAATACCTTACTAGCACTGTCAACCCTTGTAGGCAAGAACAGAAGGTTTCTGTTTGCAACGGTGAAATACTCCGCTGCTCCTACACAGACAGGTGTAACCTTTGAGATAGACAGCGGAACTGGAGCGGACTATGATGCACTCCTCAACACAGGGTCCGCTAACGCTCAGCATACTGTGTACATTCCAGGGGACAAAGTTGAACTACAGGATGACGACGTTATCAAGGTAACTGCTCCTGCTGCCGGAGGTGCTATAACCTCGGCAATCTCAATTATAACGGAAGTTTAGTCTTAGGAGGTAGCTATGGTAGCTGCAATCGAGGGTCTGGTCTGGAAAGCCAGGTACAAGGTCGAGAAGTATCATGGTGACCTCCCGGCTGAACAGGACCGCTATGGTATAGAGCCATATGAGGTCATAGAAGGTGAAGGTAACCTTCTACTCAATGAGGGCATTAACGAGTTGTTCGTCCTCCTGTGTGGCTCAGGCGGTACCAAGTTCGACAACTCTAACGCAAGGCTTGGGGTAGGGAATAGCAACTCTGCCGCGGTAGCCACTCAGACCGGCTTACTAGGTGGCTCGACCTTGTTTAAGGCTATGGAGGCCACATACCCACTTAATGGTACCGACCAGAAGGCCACATTCCGGTCCAGCTTTGGTAGCAGTGAGGGTAACTTCGCTTGGGAAGAGTGGACTGTCGATAATGGTGCAGGTGCTAACAAGAACCTAAACCGTAAGGTCACTGTCCTGGGTACTAAGGTCTCCGGTACCACTTGGGTGTTCACAGTCGAGGTTAGCCTGAGCTAGAGCATGCTGGCTAAGGTAGTAGAGGTAAGCACTGTCATTGACACTCCTCTGACCTATGTGCTAATACACATATGGCCTTCCAAGGCTTCATACGGAAGAGGAGATAACCCTGCTGGTGACAACGCATTTATCATGGACCTAGTAGCCGATGAGGGTACTCCTTTGGATATTGTCCATCACATAGAGGAGTACCTCTCTAGGAGGCTACTATCCAAAGATTCTTACCCCGCCTTCCATGCCAAACCCTCTATATCGCGAGGTAATAGTGACCCTAGAGGTGTACTAATTATGGCGGCG